CATCAACTGAACCTGCACCGAAATCTTGCATAAAGTTTAGTGTTAGTGATGCTTGTTTTAATCCACCGATTCTAGTTCTCCAAGAAGAACCGAAAGCGGTAGTTTCTAAATCGTCAGCCTCTTGTGATAATTCAACGGAATTGAGATTTGTAGAAAAATCAGCAGTACCGATTGTCACAACGTAGTCTGTTGCAGCAAATTTTGCCATTTGTTATTACTCCTAGTCTGCGTAGCAGAGAACTGTAAACTCCGCTGTAAGATATACTATCTCAGAAACTGGTAATTGGCCGTAGTTTCTCATCTCAGTAACTCTTGTATCGAACACAACTCCACCAAGAGTTTTGTCACCCTCAATTGCTCTTTTGACGCTTGAATTACCTGTGCTTGAAACATAGGCATCAAGATTAGATTGCGCAGTTCTTTCATCTACCCTGCCAACAATGACAAGGACATTAAAAACATAAGTTTGCATACCACGTTTGAAAACATCATCATAGGAAACACTTGATGGCATAACAATTGCAACAGGTGGATTTGGGTTATCTGGCATAAAAGCAGAAGTTCTTAAACCTGTGATTGTTCCCAAACGAGTTGCTAAACCACTTCGGATTTGTGAGATTGATGCCATTAGGCAAAGTTTCGCAATCTTCTGTAAGGCATTACAAGTTGTGCAACATCTGGATCAAGTTGGCTAGATACTCTGATTGCACCTAAATCTCCGAAGCCAGCAACGCCAAGAGGAGAGTCTAAACGTTTGTAAATTCTTGATGCCTGGATAACGCAAGCCTGTTTAATTGCAATTGGCACAGATGGCCAACCATAAGTTCCTTGAACTTTAATCAACGCTTCGCCACCGCTGATAGGCCATAAATAATCGCCTACTGCTCTGATACTTGTGTAAGGCCAAGGAATGCCATCAAGAACACCATTCAAAGGCTCAAGTTGATAATCATCAGTTCCCCAAGTTGTATCAAAAACACCATCAGCATCTTGGGCTGTCGTAATAGTTACAGTTCCATTTGCAAGATCATCAACTTCAACAACGAAATCATCCTGGGCAACAAAATATCTTGTAGCAGTTCCAGATGAATAAAATTGACGTGAGGCATAACCATCTATAAGTCTTGAGGCAGATTCAATTGCCATCTCTAATAATGAATCATCAATAGTGTCTGTTATACGTAACGCTGCTTTAACTTCAGTCAGCGAAGCATAACCATTCGTGATTGGCAAAATAACTCCTAAGTCGGTCTTTCATAGTCTAAACCATCATTACGTTCAATGGCTATCAGTTAATACTGTTTTTACCCCTATAACTAACACCCTCAAGGTTATAGTTAATAAAAGGATTAAGGCTATAAATGTTGCAGTTGTATAAAGCCTTTAATTTTTCTTTGACTGCTATTGATTGATTTTCAAAGGCATAATTTCTTTGCTTCGCTTCAAGCATATCTGACGAATTCCCATTTTCGTAACCATAGTCTTTTACCCAAGTTTTACCATCAAGTTCACCGCAATCGTGACCAACAAGAATAATATTTTTTGCACCAAGGTATGCGGCAAAGTGCATAGCAGAAGTGATGCTAGACCAAGAAACGTATAAACCTGTTTCTTGATCAGGCCAATCCCTATTTACGTTTGCCGTTTCGCACATATTTTGTTTGTGATGAAAAGCGTAAAGATTAGGTAATTCAGGAAGTGATTTAGCGTATTGGTTTCCACAATCACCGAAACTGACTATCACTTTTGTTTTAGGCATTTCTTCTGCGTGCCTGATTGCTTCAGGGTGATGCTTAGATAAAACATATTGTGTTTTGGGTAAATATGTTTGACCGACTTCGTTTACGCATATGGTTATTTTGTTATTAAAAAATGATGGGTCTATAAAATTAAGTGTTGCTCCTGAACCTAAAACATAAATATCTTTGTTCTTATGAGCATCTTTGAAAATGATTATGGTTTTAGAATCAGTCATCAATATTACTCAACTTAAAATCAATTATTTGAATTTTCCTCTTAAAGTTTCCAATCTTGTATGGTTTTGAATTAGTAGCCTCATCTTTTATCAATTTGATGGGTAATTTATTGGGATTAAGTGCCTTAGTGTTAAATTGCCTCACAATATAAGGTTTATGCGAATCAGATTTACTAAAATAACTGATTTTGTTAGTAAAACCTATAAATGTTCTCAAGATTACTCGTTTTTTAGTTGATAAAAAAATATTATTCAGGGCATCTTCAAAATTTTCTAAATGCTCTAAAGTCGCTGAAATGACTGTTACATCTGCTGTTTCTGGTATTTGTTTTGTTATATCTAATTGATGAAAAAAGTTACCAAAGTTTTTTGTTGCTACATCTAAATAAGTTTTTGAAATGTCATAACCCTTATAAGTCATATTTTTGTCTTTTATTGCCCTATAAAAGTGGCCTACGTTACAACCTATTTCATTTACTGTTAAAGGCTTTTTTGGTAGCATTTCAGATATTTGATTTGCCCATTTTAAGATTGGTTCATTAAGTCTATTTATAGATAATTGTAAATATTCATCATTTTGGGTTATCTTATGCCAGTCAGTTTCTTTGTTAGTCCCATCCATATTTTCTCCGTCTACGGATAGACCACTTGCCCTCAGTAAAGTCTTGGGTTTTGATTTTGTGATTCATATATTCTGAGTTTGCAGCAAATGATCTGTCGTTTTCTGTTTGAAATCCTGCCTTTAACGTTGATGAATTGTCGTGTGCAACAGGAATGAAAGAATTAACAATTTCAATGTTATTAAATTCGCAACGTCTTTCATAATCGTTGTCCTCAAAATATGCTGGAACAAAAGACTCATCAAATAAACCAACCTTGTCCACAACTTCCCAACCAATACTGAAAGCACACCAACTAGGCGCACCATTAGATAAAACAAGTTTGTCTTTTCTTGAAATTTCTTGAAACATCTTGAGAGAGTCCCCACCCCACTCAACATCAAAATTAGAAACCAACCAATAATCCGATTGAGGTAAAGATTTAATTCCAAGATTCCAAGAACCAGGAACACCAAGATTGCTCGGCAACTTGATATGCCAAATCTTCGAAACCCATTGATTCCAAAAAGGTTGCCAATTGAAACCTTTTGCTCCATTATCAATAACCACTAAATCTTTAACTGGGTAGTTAATTGACTTAATCATCCTGTCTAGCAGGTCATATCTTGTCAAAACAGGCACAATCATTACAGGTATCAAGTTATCTATCCCCAATCACTAAAGTCCCAGATTTTGCCCTTTTAAGCCTTTTTAGACCTATCAGAAGCCACTCTTGCAAATATGCTGTCTAAAGTAGGTTTCCATTCGGTTTCAAAAACAAAATCTGCTTCATATTGTTTAGCAAAGTCAATTGCTTTTTGGCTAGTCCCACGACCTCTGTTATACGCCTGTGTAAGTGCTTCAACAATTTCAGGTACAGATGGAACGTGAAACCAAGATTTCTGTGGAGCATCCCAATAAGGTTGCCCACCAATTTTCCAACCATCTCCACAAAGTTCAGCGGAAGCAGCAAAGTCAGAAACAATTACAGGTACGCCGCACGCTTCTGCTTCAATTGTTCCTATTCCAAAGCCCTCGCCCATTGACGTACCAAGGTAAACATCCATACCTGTATAAATAGTTGCCAAAATTTCTTGATTTATTCCAGAACGTAACAAATAAGGATCAGGGAAAATAACTTTCTGAGGATCAATACCAGTAGAAAGAATCAAATCCATCAATCTAATTCCACCCATAGAACCAGAAGCCTCAGTATGCAAATACAAAACAGCATCATCATATTTTTTAGCAAACATAGAAAATGCTAAAAGATTTTCACCAAACGCTTTACGAACAGGTGACACACCTTTATTTGCTGCGTTCATACCAACAACAAATTTATCTTCACTAATCTTCATAAACTCGCGACCAGTCATCTCATCACCATCAATAGTTTTGAAAGACTTAGTTGGTTTGAAAACTTTTTCAATCGCGTGAGGAACATACCAAGATTCAATTCCAACATTTTCTAACATTGCTTTACCAAACTTGCTCATAGCAATCGGGTAAACAAAATCTTGACGACACCAAGCAGCAACTTCAGGTGGTGCTGGAACGTGATCAATAGGAGTCCAAGAAGCAACAGGAAACTCTTTCCACTTATCGCCTTTGAAAACCCAAACATCAAACAATGTCATCAACAAATGTTCAGCGTCTTTATCTCTTTTAGACCAGTCGTGCATATGCGCTGGAATAACATCATTAGACCAAGTTTCCATACCTCTTGGATAAATAGGAATACCACCAGCAGGGGAATTCCAAACAGTTGCAGATGCTTCTAAACCATAATTCGCTGCAACAGCAATATCGTTGCCACTTGCTTTAAGTCTTGTAATTAGTTGTGCGCTTTGCTGGCCATATCCAGTTGCGGCCCAAGGGGCATTACTTACTAAAAGAATTCTTCTTGGGTGTTGTACAACATTTTGTACGTTTTTATTTTGTTTTTCTAATAATCTTCGTTGTTCACGATTCACACAGGACTCCATATAGACGCAGGTTGTCTCCCACCTTATTACAGATGGGAGACGAGTATGTCTAGGACACGGCCTGCGCTCCG